CCTCGAGCAGAAGCTCTTAAAACATTGCTGGCGTAATATCTAATATAATTACCATTGTCCAAAATAATCCTTTCATTGCCAGTACCGCTTTGCACATCACGACCACTCAAAGTTCCTGTACTGATGTTACTAGCATTAAGATTAGACACGGTAACCACTGAAGCGTTTAGCGTTCCAGTATTTATATTACTTGCATTGATATTCGAAACAGTAACTACTGAAGCATTTAAAGTCCCAGTTTGAATGTTACTAGCAGTTAGCAACCCTGTGATAATTTTACCTCCACTGATAACTGTTGTGTCTAAATCTGTAGCTCCAGCTTGGTCTAATAAAGCTAAATCACCAGCATCAGTTAAATTTCCAAGACCAGAACCTCCTGTAATAGTTATATCACCAGAGATATTTGCACCAGTTGCAGTAAGGATTCCGGCTGGAGTCACCTTAAATTGAGGCGAACCAGTTGTTCCGGAAAAAATAGCATTAGTGCCGCTCGGGGTAAAGCCAACAGTGTTACCACCATTTACAACAGAGATTGACCCCGCTGTAATAGTTCCCATATTTGCAGTAATCGCTGACAAAATACCAACGTTCATTCTGGTAGCATCAATAGTGTTTGCCAAGATGTTATCGGCAACTACCTGTTCTGCTTCTGATAAAAAGTACGTCGCACCATCGCTTCCATCTTCAGCTACACCAATCAACACTTTTCCAACTCCAACCGCATTAGCTGAAGTTGTAGTAGTTTGGTAGGCTGTGCTTGAAACATTCAAATCTAAATAAATGTATGTCTTTGCAGACATATTTCCGGTATTACCTGCTCCAATCGAATAAGAAATTCCATTAGCCGATGTAAATGTCCCGGCTCCCCAAGAAACAGTATCGTTGTCTGTTGAAGAAAAGGCACAAGTTTGACCCCACCCCCAGTTTGCTACATCTAAAGTAGCTGGAGGGATAGTCCCCGGTTCAATCACAGCTCCGTCAATTGGCACGTTACCAGTATTCAAATCCTGGGCTGCACCACCAGAAGCGATGAAAGCTGGGTCTTGCTCTGAAGAATCCTGCGACTCGAAAGCTGCTCCCTTAGTATCAGAACTCTGGGAGTTATCTCGGTACAGATATCTGTCTAAGTATAAGTCGCTTAAATTCATATTAGTTTTCTTCAAAGCCTTCGTCGGCTAGTTGTAATACTTCTACACCGTTGAAAATCATAGGCTCACCTTTTGAGTTTCCTCTGAACCTAATCCTTGAACGGTTGAAGTCTCTACTTATTTCGTTCGGAATCAGACCGGCATAATCAGATTTCAATGTTCCAAGGTCTGTCCATTTATTAACTTCATCTTTATCAATTTGATATTGAACTAAAGTGCCACCACCATTCTCGCTCATAATTGCAATACCAGTAACTTTTTTTGAGTGGGAGTACATTTCAGTGTAAGACCTCCACCTGTCAACCATTTCATATGTGATAGCCCCGCCGAAATCAGTGTTGCCAGAATCAAGTTTACCAACTTCACCACCATCAAAACCTGCAATCTGCTCGATTGTAGTTCCATCATCATATCTAACCATTGCTGTAATCTCATTATCTGCAAAATCATAAATAGTCCAAATTTGAGTTGAGATAGTATATCTTAACTGACAGTTTGAATATGTCACACCTGCTACGGTTAAAGCTCCTACGGACCATTTTATAGCATCTACGCCATCATAAATACCGACCACGTTCTCGTAATTAGCTCTAGGAATAGCTTTCACAAAGTCACTGATTCTTCGAGAGATTTCAGTTGGTTGAGTGTCATATGTAAATTTATAGAAACCAGAAGAGTGATGGAAATAAATGCCATCTTTTCCTTGAACTATTGATTCTTGAGAATAAGTTCCAACGTTATAAGCAGGATAAGGGTCAACATTTGAGGTGTTGTAAATTCTGTAGATATGATTCTGCTTGAAGACAAGCAGTGCCTTTGGAACTCTGAATAAGCCAGTCATTGATTCACCGTCTTGCGGTGAAAATTTGGCAATAAAGTTTGTAGTAATATCAAATGTTAAAGGAGTAACATAAGTAACTCCGTCTGTTGATTGAACAATGTCTGTGTAGTAAAGAATATCTTTTGCTGAATCACCGACCCAAACACGTCCATCAAAACCAGCTTCAATAAAATCAGCTGCCGGGAAAGTTGCAGGAACATCGGTGCCATCAAAAGCTCCGCCATTAGAGGTTTGTGGTGCATCTCCTCCATTTCCATTCACCATCCAAACCCTATTCAAAAACTGACTAAAGCGTGCCTTAGTCGTAACAGTTGTTGTTCGAACAGAAGACCAATTAGAACCATTCCAAACTAAAATGTCTTTGCCTACCTGACCGAACAATCTTTTATTGCCACCCAAGATATTTAACGTGCCAAAAGAAGTAACACTACCTGATAAATCATCAGCGTATGTTGCAACTCCTGGACGAGTTGTCATTGAACCAATTCTATCGAAGTGCATATTAACTGCCAACTGAACTGAATTCTCTGGGCAGACAGTATCACTTAACTGTGCTGAACGTATGACCCCCTCCGTTGGGTATGGAATTTTAATATCTTTTATTGCATCAGACATATTTTTGTTTTAACTTTCCTATCCCCCTGCTCATCCGCAAAAAAAAGCAGGGGAGAGAAAAACTAAACTTGAATGTCGGTTACTAGACCGTCAACAACCGTAATTGTTTGAACGGGACCAGTAGGACCAGCATTATAGCCGTTTCCCGGACCGGTTGGACCAGTGTAGCCAGTGTAACCTGTGTATCCGGTATAACCTGTATATCCGGTAGCACCAGTGTTAGTAGCTGCACCGCTCGCACCAGTATAACCAGTAGGACCAGTTGGACCAGTCGCACCGTCTGGACCAGTATAGCCAGTAGGACCAGTAGCCCCGGCTGCACCGTCTGGACCTGTGTAACCAGTAGGACCGGTTGCACCGTCTGGACCAGTATAGCCAGTAGGACCAGTAGCCCCGGCTGCACCGTCTGGACCTGTGTAACCAGTGTAACCAGTTGCACCGGTATCAGTGGCTGCACCGCTTGGACCAGTGTAGCCAGTAGGACCAGTAGGACCATCAGGACCAGTGTAACCAGTATAACCAGTTGCACCTTGAGCACCATCAGGACCGGTGTATCCGGTGTAACCAGTGTAACCAGTCGCACCAGTATCGGTAGCTGCACCACTTGGACCAGTATAGCCAGTAGGACCAGTGTAACCAGTGAAACCAGTGTAACCAGTAGGACCTGTTACGCTTGGACCAGTGTAACCAGTAGGACCGGTGTAACCAGTCGCACCAGCAGCACCTGTACCAATACTTGACCAGGATGGATTGGCAACTGTACCAGTCATCTGATAGACAGCTGAACCATCTTTATCTTGCAAAATACATTCTTTCGCAAAAATGTTTGCATAGTCTGTACCAGAGTAAGGAGAACCCCCAGTAATAGTACCGAAAGTAATCAACTGGTATTGACTTGTATTGCTAGGTTGTTCCTGTTGCTGGATATCCACCAAAGGAATCAACGGATTTGTCTTTGCCATATGCGTGTTATGTTAATTAACTTGTTATTATTGTAGTATCCTGCCCAGTATAAAGGTTGTTGTATAGGGCTTGCACCAAAGACTCGAACTTCTTTAAATCTGGGTCGTCACTGCCAAGTGAAGTATCTTTACGATACTTAATGGCATAACGTAAATACCATTTATAAATCTCTCTGTAGTGCTCTGCGAGCTCTTGAGAAAGACTTGTCACCTCACCAATCTTCTTGTAGTAATCGATGTAGAGATTATATCCCTGCATTGAATCTGGAATAATTCTGTCGAAATACAATTTTCCGTCGTACGCAGTATAATAGATAGGCTGTGAAATTGTGGGTCTCGACCAAACCCTTATTCCAGACGAGATATCACGAGTGATACCAGTCACTCCAGTCAATTGGTTGTTGGTTTTATCAATAGCGGTGTAGGCAATCTGCATTATCTCTTCATCGTAATCTTCGGTTGCCACATAAGCCACACCGGATGCACTGTCAGGGAAATCCCCAACAGAATTTAATGTCAACGTTGCGTCTCCAATTGAAGCCGCAGACGCTGTCAATCCTCCCATAACCGAGAATGAAACCTGGTTCCAATCTCTTTTCGGAATATATCTCAAGTTATAAGGAGTCAATATATTATCAATCAGGAACCTTGCAGCCAAAACAGACTGGTCAGTTTCTGAAAAATCAATATCACTAGGTAGGTTAACGAAGTTTGTTCCAGCTAAAACTTTAATAGGATACTCGAACTCTTGTTGCCAAGCGTGTCGAATACCGTAAAGTTTAGCGGCTGTAAACTTTCTAGCATCGTTAATTGCTTCGATACAGAAAACAGGAGTAATTCTTTTATCTTCTTCGCTAATACCCATAGCTTTAAGCACTGGGTAAATCAATGAAGCCACTGAATTTGCAGGATAAGCTGAAACGCTGATTGGAGTCGAAGCAGTTGAGAGTAGTCCGGTTAGGGAGTTCTTCCATTGAATCTTGTAGTAATCAGTTGTTAGACCTGTCGTATCGTAGATTATTGTATTTTGTTGTGTGACAAAAAGGCTTTGAGTAGTGAGAACAGAATAACTTCCATCAATAGTAGAACTTTTGGAAACCACAATCTGGTCCCATTTAAGTTCGCTAACAGCATCGCCACGATTGTGAGCCATAACAGTGGCTAATGTGACAAAGCTATTTATTGTATTGGAGGTTGATGTTACTATCTCTGCATTTTCGGCACCAACTGAAGACAACAACAAAGGAATCGAACTTCCGTCTGTGAAGTCAGATGTGTTATCTACGGGGACAGCTAGTACCCCCGCAGCTATGTTGCTGCTCATATAGGTAGACGCTTTTACGTCGAATTCATTCGGAACGTAAATTGTATTACCTATATTGTGTGTAATTTTTATTTGAGGGTACATAAATTTATTAGATTACTTGTGATTATATCTTAATTATAGCCTTAAAACGGCTTACAATCAATTTATTCCTCTTCGGAACGTCTTGATTTACCAGTCACAACGATGCCATATTTGTCTAAAACAGCAACGCCAATCTTGATAATCGCACCAAGGATAACTAAAGTTAATCCTACAGTGATGTTTGATGCTACTTGCACCAATCCCGCACCCAATAAAAGGCTAGCGGCTTCGTTTAATGTCAATGTTTTGTTGTCCATATGTTTGTTAATTACGAATTATTTAATTCTTCTAATTTTTTTTCTAGTAGAGCTCGGTCCATTTCGACCTTTACTTCATCCCAGCCGAGTTTATAAACCTCGTCCATTTCAGCTCCTTTTGAGAAGTGATAATGGTTAACTATAGCTTTTTCTGCTCTTTCAAAAATTCCAAGCTTTCTCATTTTAGCTAATAATAGGTTGTCAACTCCGACGTGATAGAAGTCTGTGTCAAAAACTTCACCGATTTTTTCAATGATATCTTTTCGAATCATAAAGTGCTCATTGATATTTCCTTCATCCGGACCAACTTCACCTGTGTTGAAGGCAACGTACCCTTTGTCACCAACAGCTAGAGCTTCGTTGATTGACTCCGGTGTAAATTCAATATCGTTTGAAGCAAATACGACCCACTGACCATTTGATTTTTCTACTCCCTGCTTAACAAGTTTAGGTACTCCAATTCTATTTTCAAAACTATCTCTCATTACAATCGTTTCTTTG